CACCACCGCCACCATGCCGGCGCGGATGGCGGAGAGGTAGGTGTTCTCGCTCAGGGCCGTCAACGCGGGTACCAGGGAGCGGTTCAGCCAGGCGGTCAGGGCGGTCATGGCGCGCGGGGTGGGGCAGGGCAGGCGCCGGGCGGTTCAATCGCGCAGCGAGCGGTGTAAACGCGCAAAAGTCGTGAAAAGGGTCGTGCCGAAGTCGTGAAATGGGTAGGGAAGCGGCGGGAAAGTAGATCGGGGGATGGGTTGCCACGCGATGGGTTGAGGCGGGGGCGTTGGGTATTTGTGCAGCTAATTGTAACACGGTCAGCGGACCGATTCGGGCAGGGGGCATTGATTGGCAGGCTGGGGGGGGCAGCCCCACTCACAAAAAAACAGCTCGCTAATCTGGCCCGCGATGTGGCGGCGGCGGGGCGGCGTCACTGCGGCCGCCGCTTTGCCGCCGGGTCAGCGGTTGTCGAGTTTCTCGTAGTCTGCGTAGGCGGAGGGGCCGGTGGTGCTGGTGGTGCTGTCACGGCCGCGGGCCCAGATGCGCTTGGTGCTGGTGAGGGTGATCTGGACCTGGGTGGTGCCCGGGGAGGAGGTATTGGGCCAGGACGTGGGCTCGTTCGATCCCAAGGGGGTGACGGCCCATTGGACCTGGTCAGCCGGAGCGGATACCGTGAGGGTGACCAATCGCTGGCTGGTGAAGTCGGCCCCCGAGGGGGGATTGAAGGTGGGCGGGGCAATGCCTCCGGGCGCGGTGCGCGCGATGGTGCGCTGGGAGACGGTGGTGTAGCCGGCCCGGTCCCGGGCGGTGACAATGAGGCTGTGGCTGCCCAGGGCGAAGGTCAGGGCGGCCGAGAAGGTGTAGGAGGAGGCGGGCGCGAGGTCCACTCTGTGGCGCTCGGTGTAACCGGACCCGTTGCTGAGCTGGCTGACGATGCGCACCTGCACCAGATCGCCGTTCGAGTCGGTGATCGTGAGGTTCGGGGTATAGAGGCCGGTGGTCGGGTCCGCGGTGCCCTGGCCGTTGTCCGGGGGGCCGTCGCTGGGGCTGGTCCAGACGATCACCGGGGCTACGTTGTAGGCCGTCGGGTAAAGGAAGCTGATTTGCGGGCGCGGGCCGGTGTCTTCCGCCAGGGCATTGTAGGCCACCAGCCGCAAGTAGCCGGCGCCCCCGGTCATCATCAGCTCGGTCAGCAGGGGGTGTGTCCAGGCTTTGAGGTTGTCGGCGGGCAGGATATAGGCGGCGGGCGGTTGGGCGGCCGTCCAGGATCGCGGCGTGGTGCCCCAGCGCCCACGCAAGCAGGTGTAGTCGTGGGTGTCCGCGTCCACGGCGGTACGGGTGACGACGCTGAGGATTTCCAGCTCCGGCAGGCCGCTGGTGATCTTGACCCTGCCTTGGGCATCGCGGTTGGCCAGGATCAGCAGCAACCGATCCTGTTCCGCGTCGCGCGCGTTATCGGGCAGGCGCCCGGCCAGGTAGGCATCGGGGCTGTCCGGTCCGTCGGTGAGGGTGAGACGGAGGGTGGTGGCGTCTTCGGCGGCATCCGTATCCAGGGTGAGCCGGCAGGCGAAGCCGATGCTCGCGCCCAGGTCCGCCCAGTCTTCCTCGTCGAGGTTTCCGTCGTGGTCCGTATCGAGGGCGAAGAAGGCGCGGAAGCCGATCACGGATTCGTCCGGTCGCGGGGCGAGGATGGCGATGCTGGGGCGGACGGTGAATTTGGGGGACAACGGGATGGCGAGGGCGCGGGCGGCGTCGAGGCCGGGGCAAGAGGGCGCCTGGGGCGGCGGGGAAAGGAATTGCGGGGCGTAGGGGACTGCGGCGACGGTGGTGTCCGGGATCAAGTTCAATTTGACCGGCCCCTGGTCTTCCTCGCGGCGCTCCTGGATGAGGCAGAGTTGCGCGAGACCGGTCCCGCCCGGCTCCGGGTCAATATCCACCCAGCATTTGCTCCCGGGGGTCAGGTGGAGCGCGTGGGGGCGGCGGACGGAGATTTGGATGCGGCCGGCCGGGCGGTGGGCGCGGCGGAGCCAATCGGCGGCCAGGGCGGCCGCCTGATCGGCGCGGGTGACATGCGGGGTTTCCTGAGCCTCTTCCCGGGGGACGCCGTCGCGGGCGCGCCAGGCCAGGGGATGGGCGAGGCGGATTTCGCGCGATTTGTACTGCGCCGCGCGGTCCGGGTAGCGGAGGGTCAGGCTGGTGGGGACCTCGGGCCATCCGCCGCATTCGATGCGGGCGCGCTCGGCCAGCAAGGGGGCGTCGAGCGTGGGCAAGTCGGGCGGGGCGTCGCCCGGCTTGAGCAAGCGCAGTCCGATCTTGCCGTCCGCGGTCCAGTACAGGGCGCCGTCAAAGAGCGCGAGCAGCTCGCGACAGGCACGCCGGGCCTCGCCCTGTACATGGAGCAACGGCGAGCAATAATAGCGCGCCGGGTTGGCAGCGCACCAGGCCGCGGCGGCCTGCCAATCGGCCGCGGCAAAGGCGCTTTCCGGCAGGCCCAAGCCGTGCCAATGGGTCATCAGCTCGGCCAGGGCGGCGACCGGGTTACACTGGCCGTCCTCGAGGGTGTTGTGGGCGGCCGGCACGAGGGAGACCGGCGCCACGGGCTTGCGGCTGACGATGATCTCGACGTTGGGCGCGGTGGTGCGTTCGCGGCCGAAGAGCAGACCGCTGGCGATCCACAGGGCGACGCCGCGGTAGTTGGGGTGATGGGCGATGACGCCGCTGGTGAATTGGGCGGGCGGCGTCTGGTCGTCGGTGCCCCAGTAGATGAGCATTTGGCCGCGCCGATGGAGGTATTTGGCTTCGACCAACCCGGTCAGCACGGTGTAGGGCTGGGCGCCGCGGGTGACCGGCGGATCGCAGTCCACGATGGACTTGCCGTCCACAATCACCGCGTGCAACTGGTCCACGGGCCCGGCGCAGATGGCGGCCACGAGGGTGCCGTAGTAATTGTAGGATTTGGCGCCGGACTCGGATTTGCCCATAGGGGTCACTTCTTCTGCGGGCGGTCGTCGGGGGCTTGCTCGGTGCGCTGGTCGAGGGCGTTATCGAGCCAGCGCACGGCGATCTTGCGGGTGCCGGCCAACCAGGGCAGGGGCACATTCTCCTGGTGCGTGGCCAGCTCCTCGGCTTCGAGCGTGGTCTCGTCCAGCGTTTCGGGTTTGATGCTGGATTTGCTCATGCCAGGGCGGCGGCCAGGTGGACGCCCTCCGGGACGGCCGCGCGCGGTCGGAAGGCGTGGGAGATGGCGGCGCGCCATCGCCGGGGCAAGACGGGCAGGAGGACGACGCCGTGATGGGGAGACACATGCACCACCCGGCCCTCCGGGAGCACGAGGGCCAGGTGGTGCGGCACGTGACCGTGGCGGACCAGCAAGAGGTCGCCGGCACGTAAATCGTCGGGGCGGGCCAGGGGGAGGAACCAGCGCAGGCCCGGGCCCAGCAGCCAATCGAGCATCGGGCTGGATTGGCCGGCGCGGGCGTGCGCCGGGGAGCCGGGCGGCAAGGGCGGCAGGTCCGGCAGCCATCCCGCTTCGCGGTAGATCGCGCCCAGGAGCTGGTGACAACACACGCCGGCGCCGCGACGGCAGGAATTGGGGGCAAAGGGCGTGCCGGCCCAGGCCTCGGCGGCGCGGGCGAGCGCCTCCGGGTCGCACCGGGGAGCGGCGGGAGCGGCGGGAGCGGTCGGGTTCATTTTTTGCCCTGGGGGAGATTGGTGCGTTTGGGCGGCGTGAAGGCGGGGTTCTTGGCGGGCACCCAGGGGAAGCCGCCGAAGCGCGCCCAGTTGTCGAATTTGCCCTCGGGATTATTGGTGGCGTGCCAGGCCTGGCAGGTTTCCCGGCGGCCGTCGCACCCGGGCACCACTTGGAGCGGCTCGGCGCTGCTCCATGCCGAGGCCGGAGCGCGGTCGAGCGTGAGCGTGATTTGCCCCGAGGCGAGCGCGGTGCTGTCGAGGATGGGCAAGCGCTCGCCGGAGGGGCGTTCGAGGTAGCCCAGGGCGAAGTAATGGGCGGCCCCGAACCCGGCCGGCAGGCCGCCGGCGCGCGACCAGTTGCCGGCCGTGACCGTGGCGCCGGACGCGCTGACCCAGGTGGCGCTGAAGGTCCAGTCCAGCCGGTTCAAGCCGCAGCGGGCGTCGAAAACGGTGTGATTGCACTGCGGTTGGATGAGCAAGCGCGGCACGGGGCGGTCCAGCAGGGCCCATTGCCCGCGGCAGGTCACCTGGGCAAACGGCCCCTCGAACTCGACCCGCACCACCTCGCCGCGCCAGCGCGGCTGCGCATTCGCGCCCTGGCCGCCGCCGGTGACGGTGCATTCGGCGATCTCGAGGTACAACCGGTGGGTCAAGCGCCCGGGCAAAAAGGCCTCGAAACATTCGAGCCGCCGCGCGCGCAGGGTGATCTCGTCGCTCTGCATCTCGAGCGAGGCGCGAAACTCCGTGTGCGCGATGGGGTGCGCGCGGTAATCCATGCCGGCCACGGTCAAATCGCGCTCGTAGCTGGTGAAGCGCTCGGCCTGCTGCTGCCCGAAGGCGTCGCGCGTGAAGGTGTAGAGCCAGGCCGTGACCGGCGCGCGGCCGAGGGTGACCTGGCGCGTCTCGACGCTGGCGGGCTGGTATTCCTCGGGGACTTCGGTCCAGGCCAGCGCCGCCCGGGCCAGGCCCGGGGCCTCGCACCGGAGGCGCAGTTCGGTATCCCGATGCCGCGCCAGGAGGGCCAGCGCCACGACCGTCCAGGCGGCGGGCCAGGCTTGGGCGAGGGGGTCGTTGAGTGTGGCCGTGGGCCCGGAGAGCGAGAGCACCCGGACGATCTCCGTGCGCTCCGGGCGCAGCAGCGCCAGCCAGCGGAACTCGCCCAGGGCCTCGGGATCGGCCAGGGTCAGTTGCGTGGCCCCGCTGGCCGCATCCGCCGCCAGGTGCGTGACCTGGGGCGGCCAGGGCACGTAGTGCGGCTCGGCCGGGCCGGCGGCGGCTTGCCACCAGGCGATCAGGCGGGCCAGCTCGACGGGCGAGGAGAGCACCACCTCGGCGGCCAGGCCGCGCCGGGGCCATTGCGGATAGTACTCGAGGGCGCGGCGGCGGCCGGGGCCGTAGGTGCGGCGGGTGATTTCCACCTCGGGCAATTCCGGCTCGAGGCGGCGGCCGAATTCCAGCGCCAGCGGGAAGAGGCGCGGGGTGGTCGTGTCGTTGAGCGCCGGGCCGGTGTCCCAGGGGAGCGCGGGCGGCCGCAGCGCGTATTCGGCCGGGCTGTCCTCGGTGAGGCGGAGGCGGAGGCGCGTGGCGTCCGCCCCGATCAGGCTGGCCCGTTCGATCTCGAGGGTCCCCATGAGCCCGGGGGCCACCCAATCGTGGGCGGACGCCTCAAATTGCTCGGCGGGCAGCGCCGTCAGGCCCGAGCCGTCATCCTTCCAGCCGCACAGAATGCCGCCCGAACAATGCACGGCCGGATTGAATGCGGCCCCGGGCACGGCCAGGGGCCAGGCGGGCAGGATGACCGCCTGGTCGGCCAGGTGTTGGAGCTGGTCGCGCAAGGTATTCCAGGCGCGTCCGCCCAGCACCGCGTCATAGAGCAGCTCGGCGCGCAGGGTCTCCGCGCGCGGCGCGCGGGTCTCGCGCGCGGTCAGGCCGGCGGTGACGGGCACGGGCAGTTCCAGGCGCAGCTCGAGGGCGCGCTGCCAATCCGGCGGCACAGCGAGGAGCACGTACCCGGCCAGGGGATTGGGCGGGTCCAGCTCGACCACCGGCGCGCCGTGCAGCCAGAAGGTGAAACTCACCCGCCGGCCCCAGACGGGCGCGCCGCTCAACTGCTGGCTGAAATCAGGCATGGCTCAAGGCGCCGCCGGCGCGTGTCGTCGGCGTTTGCGGAAAACGATGGACCCGCGCGGCCCCGGCGGTCGGCCGCCCGCGCGGCCCGGAACCGGGCGAGCGGCCCCGCGATCCAATCGGGCCGCCGCGGCGAGTGCGTCGAGGGGTCCAGATTGTCGCTCACATAGGCGCGGTCGAGCCGTTCAAGGGCGGCCGCCAGTTCGGCGGCCAGGGCGCGCCAATCGGGGCGTGGGACGGGCCGGCTCATGTCAGCACCAGATTGTCAAACCAGCACGGCTTTTCCGGGTCGGGGTTCTCCAATTCCACGCGCACCCCACCGTCCGCCGTGGCGGTGAAATTGAGCGTCACCGTTTGCCAGTCCGTCGCCGCGCCCGCCGTGGCCGACACGTCGGCGGCCAGCCCGATGTCCGGGTTGGCCTTCACGCGCAACACCGGCCTCGCTGCCGTGGCGTCGGGTTGGCGCAGGTCCACCTTCACCGTCCGCGCGCCCGACTTGACGGCGAGGCGCACCGGCCAGCGTCCGGCTTTCAGTTTCAAGCTGGGAGCCGGATTGCCCACCGTCGCGTCCAAGCTGCCTAAAGCAAACGGCTCGCTGTTGATTTTAAACGCAATCCAAGGTTTCTTGGGGACAAAACCCAGAACCGGACAGCGGTCGTTGGCGGCATCAGGCATTTCAAGTGTCTCCGATTACCAGACCCAAAGCAAACGTATTGCTTTCGGATGTCGTGTAGCTGTTGTCACAGGCTTTCACTTCTTTCAAAATCTTAATAGTAAACCCGCTGTATTGGCCGACACCGGAGATGGTCAAACCGTTAGTTAAGGTCGAGTAGCGGTGACAAGGCCATACTAGTCCGCGCAAGTTGCCGCGCAGCACACAAGGCGTGTAACTGTCGCCCGCTTCGGTAATTGGCATTCGCGCGAATTGATAGACGCCATTGCTGGGGGGAGCCCCTGGAAGGCGTGTGTTTTCTTGATTGTTTCTCTGGCTGTCTCCGGTCGTTCCCATCATCGACGTCCCAATGGCATAGACCGTAGAACCCAGCGACTCGCCGTAAGGCCCGAGCAGTTGCCCATAGACAGCATTGCCCCACGGGTTGTAGCTCGAATGTATCGGCCAGAATGCACCTACCGTGGACGGATAGCCCGCCAGACCTTGATTGCCTCCACACCAAGCGTGATTTAAGTCACCCGGCGCTTCATCTCGCAAGTAACCGAAATAGAAAAACCGCCAAGTATTATCAGTATGACGTGGAATCCAAATAACCGTCTTGTCATCCGCGAGCACTTTCCAACCTGTGGCTGTGGTCTGGTCGTAGCAGCTATAGTCACCGTTGAAGAACCTGAAAGTGCCGGTGTCTATGTCCGACATGTCCACGTAACCGTTCCAGCGTGTTGCGTTGCTGTTGTACACTTCAAGTCGTAAGTGAAGTCGCCGTGGGGCTGTCGCGGGCATCTTGAACACCGCTTTGTTTGCACCGGTGAAATCCTCCGACCATCCGGCCGCAGCTTTTGAACCGTAGCCGTTGACCAGACACGCGCGCAGCACGCTTATCACGCGCGCGTTGGCCGCAGGTGCTCCGGTGTCAGTGTGCTCGTAAAGTTGCAGCGCCATACGTCACTCCAAGTTGAAAGTGAACCCGGCGGCGGGCGGGCAGGTGGAGGCCGAAGGCACCCGCCGCCGGGGTGGGGCGTCAGCGGACGGGACGCTTGCCAACCAGGCAGGCCGGTCGGCGGTCCTGACGACCGCCGGGCTGGAAAATGTCGCGGGGGGCTTCATGCGGCGTTTCTTGGGGGTCAGAGGTTCACCAGGGCGCTGCGCCAGCGGGGATCGCGCAGGAGTTCCTCGGCTTCGCGCCGCTGGTCCACGATCACCACGCGCAGGGGCGCCGATTCCTGGGATTCCTCGCGCGCGGGGGCGCGCAGGGGCCAGGGCGGCAGGCCCTGGCGGATGGCCTCGAGCGCCGGCAGGCCGGCGCGGCGCACGGCGGTAGCCGGGATCACGAATTCGCCCGGGCTGAGCCGGGCCAGCACGCGGTCCTCGGCGGGGCCGCCCGGGCCGGTCACCAAGCCGCCGCGGGCGAAGCCACCGGCGAAGGAGGCGGCGGCGGCGATGGCGGGGGCGGCGGCCAGGGCGGCGCCCAGGGCGGCGGTGCCGACGGCGGGAGCCGTGCCGTAGGTCGCGGTGCTGGCGAGGATGGCCGGGCCGGCCCAGGCGCTGGCGGCGGAGGCGGCGGCGGCCTCGGTGATGGCGGTGCCCAACAGGGCCGTGAGCATGGCGCGCACGGCCAGGGTGACGAAGAAATTCACGATGGAGGCGACGAGTTGGGCGAGGATGGTGCGGCCGATGTTGGCGAGGGCCTGCCCCCAGGTCACGGTGCCAAGGATGAGTTTGGTGATCTGGTCGCCGATGACGCGGAAGGCGTTGCCGATGGTCTGGGCGATGGTGCTGGCGGCATCGCGGGCGGCGGCGACGAGGTTTTGGATGCGCCCCTGCGCGTCCACCACCACGCCGAATTCCTGTTGCAGTTGGAGGCCGAGCTGGCCGTGGAAGGATTGCAGCGTCGCCTCCGCCTCGGCGCGGCGTCGGGCGGTTTCCTCGCGGCGCTCTTCTATTTCTAGGATTTGGCTCACGCCGCGGTAGTATTCGGCCAGGGCCCGCTGACGGGTGGCCTCGCGCTCGGCCTCGGCCTGGTCCATGCGTTCGGCGATCTCGCTGAACCCGCGCACTTGTTCGATCAGGGCGCGGCGCCATTCGGCCAGGGCCAGGACGCGCTCGCCGGCGCGCCGGAAGGCCTCCTCGAGGGCGCCAACGCCGCGGGTCATCTGGCCGGTGAGCCATTCGCCCAGTTGGCGGCGCTCGATTTCGTCCTGGGTGGTGTGGATCTGCCGCAGCTCGCGGCTGATCGCGGTCAAGGCCTCGTGTTCGGCGGCCAGGTCGCGCACCCGGGTGGTCTGGGGGGGCAGGAGCGTGGCGCCGCCGGTGCCGGCGCTGACCGAGCGTTGCACCGTCTCCTGGCGGCCGGCAAAGGCCGTGTCCAGGCGGGCGCGCATCTCGGCAGCGCGCGCGGTGGAGAGGCGTTGGGCGGCCTCGGCGGCGGCAATCTCGCGCTCGAGGACCCGGCGCGACTCGGTCAACGTGTCGCCGGCGGCGGCGCGGGCGCCGCGGGCGGCCATTTCGGCCTGCCAGGCGCCCCAGGCATTGCGGAGGGTGTCCACGGCCGCGACCAGGGCGGCCAGGCGGGCGGCCAGGCCGGCGGCGGCGAGTTGGGCCTCAGTGAAGGCGGCGGCGAGGGAGGCGGCGCCGAATTGGCGCCAGAGGCTGAGGAAAGCGGCAAGTTGTGGATAGACGCGGCCCAGGGCCGTGCCCAGGGCGAGGATGCCCGCCGTGAGGGCAGCCGAACCGAGCAGGTGCCACGTGGCGCGCAGGCCTTCGGCGAAGCCCGGCGCGGCGATGGTGCGGGCCAGGGCCTCGAGGGCGCCGTTGAGCGAGCGCAGCGCGGGCGCGGCGGTTTGGAGGAGGGCCTGGCCCAGGCCTTTGAGGGCCTGGTCCTGCAGGATGGCCAGTTCCCCGAGCGGCCCGCGGGCGGCCTGGAGGGCGCGGGCCTGCCCGCCGAAGGCGCGGGTCAATTGATCGGTGAGCGTGTCGAAATTGCGGGCGGTGATGTTGTACCGGGCCAGGCCGGTCGCCTGGCCATCGAGGGCCTGGCCGAGCAGGCGCGCGGCGGTGGTGGCATCGGTGCCCATCGCGGCGGCCAGGTCGAGCACCAGCGGGGTGAGGCGCTGGGTTTGCTCGATGGTGGCGCCCAGGGATAAGAGGATGCGCTGGACGGCGTGGACGGTGGCATCGTCCTGGCCGGTGAGGCGTTCGAGGGCCTGGGCCTGCCGGACGAGCGCGGCGGCGGCCTGCTCCGAGGCCTGGCCGGTGGAGAGCAGGGCCTGGCGGAGTTGCGCCTGGGCCACGGCGCTTTGCTGGGCGCCGGCCACGGCGGCGCGGGTGAGGGCGGTGAGGGCCAGACCGCCGAAGGCGGCGGTGAGGGTCCCGCGCAGGCTGGCCAACATGCCCTGCAAGCCGCCGAGGGAGCCGCGAAACTGCTCGAGGGCGGCCTGCATCTGCCGCAGGCCGGCCGTCTGGGCCTCGGTGATGATGCGGACTTTCAGTTCGGGCATGGGGCGCTACTCGGAGGGCTCGCAGGCGCGCAGGAAGCGGTCAAAGGCCGCGCGGTCCGCATGGAAGGCGGCGCGGAGGGCGCAGGCCAGGGCGCGGAGGCGTTCGGCTTCGAGCCGGGCGCGCGCGGCGGCCAGGGCTTCGAGGTCTTCGAGGCTGTGCTCCCGGGCTTCATGGAGGCTCAGGCCGAGGAACGCGGCGAGGCGGGCGACGTGGGCGTCGAGAGTGAGCCGTTGAGCTGCAGGGCCAGGGCCGCGAGTTGCTTGAGGCTCTGCCGCCTGCCGTACCAGGCGAAAAAAGCGGTGTTCACCTGATAGACCGCGGCGGCGGCCTGCTCGTAGGCGGCGGGGGTCAGGGTGAGCGCCCAGCCGGCCTGGCGGTCGCAGGCCAGCTCGACCAGCCGGAATTCATCGCCGCGTTCGAGGGCCGCCCCGGCCTCCGCGTACTGCGCGAGCTTGAGCGCGCGCACGGTCACGTTGTCCGCGAGGGCGCCGTCGTGACGTTCGAGGCTGAGGGCGATCATGGCGGCGTGATGGGCACGGGGTCGAAGGTGAATGGCAGGCCGTCGGTGCCGATGACCGGGTTGGCCTTGCCACTGTAGCGGGCGGTGCGGCCGGCGAAGGGGCCGGTCCCGGAGATCGGCACGCGCAGGTGGCGCGGGAACTCGGCGGTCTGGTCCGCTTGCGGATGGCGCGAGCCGCTGGCGGCGCCGACCACGTAGATGCCGCTGTGCACGTGCGGGTGGGGCGTCAAGGCGAGCACGACGTCATTTTCTTGCATGGTGTAGCCGTAGGCCGTTTGACCGGCGGCCAATCCGGCGGTGACGGTCGCCTGCACGTCTTCGTTGAAGGCCTTGACCACGGTGACGGCCGGGCCGCCCCAGGTGGGGAGGGTGGGCTCGGGGACGGTGATGGCGTCGGGCATAGGGAGTGGGGCTTAGCTGATGCCGCCCAGGTTGAGCGTGCTGAAGAGGAGCCGGGCCTCGAACTGGACCTCGGCCAGGCTCTGGGCGTCGGCCTTGAGGGCGCCGTTGGGTTTGAGGACCACCCAGTTGTCGGTGATGAGGCGCTGGGAGTTGGTTTGGTCGTACCATTGAGCCTTGAGCCAGCCTTTGATCTGGGGCACGGCCAGGGGCGTGAAGCTGTTCGAGCCGGGGGTGAGCTTGACGGTGCGGAAGAGGAATTCGAGGCCGCTGGGGCCGAGCTGGCGGCAGGTGAAGCTGTATTTGATCGCGCCCTTGGTGTGGAGCACATCGTCCAGCACCAGGCGGCCGGGGGCGGGCCGCCAGACCTCGACCTCCTCGGCGTCGCCCTCGACCGAGAGTTCGCCGATGATGCCGAGATAGGCCCACACGGTGTCCGCGGCGCCGGGCAGGCTGTCGCGGGCCACGGTGCCGGGGGCGGGCAGGGTGTAGGATTCGCCTTCGCGGGCGAACCAGAGTTGAGCGCCAAGGATGAGCGAGGTGTTGTTCATGCGCAGAGTGTGGTCAGGCGATGGGTCCGGGCGAAGCGAGGGGTTCGGTGAGCGTGCCGCCGATGGCCTCGAGGTCCGCGCTCACGACGGCGCGGCCAGGCTGATTCTGGCGCAGGTCCACCACGGAAAGCGGCAGCATGGCGCTGGGGCGCACCAGGACGCCGCCTGGGTTGGGCAGGAGCAGCCCGCAGCAGGCCTCGACCGCCAACTCCGCCAGGCGCCAGGCGCCCGGGGTGCTGGCCGTGCCCCAGAGCGCATGCGTCTCGCGGGAAAGCACCTGGTCCGAGCACAAGAGGGTGATGCGCGCCACGCGGCGGTGGTGCAGCCAGGGTTGTTCGTAGCCGGGGCCGGGCGAGGGCCACTCGACGCCCGCGCACAGGGTAATGCAGACCCGGCGCTGGACGGCGATGAGGGCCCGAAAAGCGGCCAGGAGATCGTCCGCCGCAAAGCGCCGCACCTCCGCAAAGGCCGGCTGCCCGTTCCAGAGCAGCGCGGTCAGGCGCGTTTCGAGGGCCTGCATGATCTCGGCCAGCGGGCGTGCGTTGAGAGTGGCCATTCACTGCGGTGGTCAGGCGAAGATGTTAGCGCGCGCGCCCCAGGCGCCGCGCGCGGGCGCGGCCAGGGCCGGGGCTTCGGCGCGCGGCAGGTTTTTGCGCTCGGCGGCCGAGATGGCGGTCAACTCGCGCCAGGTGGCCTCGTAATCGCGGCGTACGTCCTCCGGGACCGCGCCGGTGATGGCCCAGGCGCGATAGAGGGCCACGCTGCGAATCCAGCCGAACCGGACCGGCTCGGCCACGACGTAGCCCAGGGTGAGGCGCTCGACCTCGGCCTCGGCCTCGGTGATGGCCAGGGCGAGGGGGTCGGGCACGCCGGTGTTGGCCAGGGCGGCCTCGAGCTGCGCCCGGCGTTCGTCGGTCAGGAGCAAATGGTCCTTGGTGAAGGGCATCAGTCGTGCACCGCGTCAGGCGCGGGTTCGCGGGCCGCTTCGGGAGCGCCGGGGGCCGCGGCCGGCCGAGGTTGCCAGTGCGGGGCTTGGAAGGCTTGTTCCCAGGCCGCGCGCACGGCCGCCTCTTGCTCGGGGGTCCAGACTTCCGTGCGTCGGGCTTCGGACAGCAGGCGTCCGGCCAGGCGCAAGACCTCGATGATGGCCAGGAGCAGGGTGGGGTTCATCGGGCCGGGACGGGGGGTGTGGTGATCTGGCGCAAATGTTCGCGGGCGACGTCCTCGAGGGCCTCGAGGCGTTTCAAGGTGCGCTCGAGGGCGTCCCGGGTGTCCGAGGCGCCGGCGGTCTGCCAGGCGCGGAGCAATTGCGCCGCCAGGCGGTGCGTGGGCGTGAATTCGCGCCGCAGCAGCTCGGCGGCGGCGCGCACCTCCGGCTCCTCCGGGCGCGCGGCGTATTCCCAGGCCAAAAACGCATCCACCACGGCGAAGCTGGCGGCCAGCATCTGCTGGGCGCGCAGCGTCAGGGCATCCTGGCCGGGGGCGGGAGCGCGGCACGCGGCCAGCAGGCACAGCGCCAGGAGCCCCGCCAGGAGGCCGGGGGCGCGGGGGTTCGATGGAGCGTCGCGGCGCATCAGTGGAAGAGGAGGGCGTAGGCCACGGATTGCGCGGTGTGATTGCCGCCCGCCGCGGGGACGCTCTGCTGGAAGCGCACGTACTTGTCCACGCTCGGCGGCAGGTAGAAACGGAACTCGGCCGCGGCGCTGCCGGTGCCGGCGACGCCGGCGATGCGGGCCTGAATCTGCGGGCTGACGTCGGCCCAGGTCGAGCCATCCGGGCTGTGCTGGGCGGTGAGGGTGATGGTCTTGGAGGCGTCCGTGTGGTTGGGCAGGGCGGGCACGGTAATGGCCACGACATATTGGCGCGGGTCGTTGCCGTCGGCGGCGGCGCCCAGGTCCCAAGGGTCGGTTTGGTTCGAGGCGCCGGCGGCGGGCAGGGCCTTGGCGGTCTCGAATTGCGCGTCGCGAATCCAGGGGGTGGTGCTCATGTCAGGGGAGGGTTAGGCGGTCTCGTCGTTCGAGATGGCGTTGGTCACGTAGATGGGGATGCCCTCGAAGTCGCGGGGCAGCGGGGCGGGGGCGCCCGCGGCGTTGGTCGCGGTGCGGCTGGCGCGCAGTTGCTCGCGCGAGCGGGCGTTCATGAAGATCGCGGTCGGCTCCTGGCCCAGGTCGTTCATGAGCCGCAGAGCCTGGAACATGAGCGCGTCGGTGAGGGTTTTGCCGTTGGCGGTGCCGATGTTTTTGATGCGGACGACGGCGTTTTTGTTGGCCACGCGCAAGCCGGGGCGGGCCTTGATGTAGTTGCGCAGGCCGGGGAAGACCTTGCCGTTGGCGTCCACCAGGTCCACGTCCCGCCAGATATCGAGCATGGCGGGGGCGCCGGCGCCGTCCTGGCCGATCAGCCAGCAGACCTTGTTCACGCCCGTGGCCAGGAACCAGACACTGGTCTTGGCGCTGGTGGCGGTGGCGTCCACGACGTGCGTGGGGCCGGTCTCGGTTTGGGCCAGGAGGCCGGGGAAGCTCAGGGGATCGGCCCCGATGCCGTAGTAGATTTGGCGGCAGAGGGCGAAGAGCGTGGCTTCCATGACCGGCTCGGTCATCTGCATGAGCAGGCGGCCCTTGTCCTTGGCGCGGTCGTACACGGCGCGGTCCACATCCACCGGCACGTCGTAGGTGGCGCATTGGTAGATGCGGTTTTCCCATTCGCCTTTGGCGGCGCTGGTGCCCTGGTTGATCTTGCGGGCGCTGACCGTGGGAAGGGTCTTGAGGACGGTCAGTTCCATCTCGGTGCCCGTGATCGTGTCCACTGGCAGCACCGATAGCTCGGGTTTGAGTTTGCCCACTTCGTTGACAATCTCGAAGCCGGCGCCGGCGTTGAGCTTGACCAGGTCGAGCAGGGTGAGGGGTCCGGTGGTGGCCATAGGTCAGGGGGGGGATGAGAGGGTGTCGGCGGAAATCAGGCGTTTGGGGCGGACCAGCGTTTGGCCGTGGGGACGGGTTCATTCCCGGCGGCCGGGTCCGGTTTGCCGCCCGGCGGCACGGTTTGGCCGGCGGGCAGCACGGTCGGGAGCGCGGCGAGGAGGGCGGCGTGCTCGGGGTGTTCCTCGATCAAGGCCTGCCATTTGGCGTGCAGCTCGGCCGCCTGGGGCGGCAGGCGCCCGGCGCGCACGGCTTCCGCCACGCAGGCGCGGGCCTGTTCCTGGCGGGCGGCTTTGAGCCGGCCTTCGAGGTCGGTGTAGCGGGTTTGGAGCGCGGTCAGCTCGCGCTCTTTGGCCTCGAGCTCGGTCAGCCGCGCGCGCAGTTTGGTCAGTTCGGCCTCCGCGGCGGTCAATTTGGCCTGGAGGGCCTGCAGTTCGGGTTCGTTCATGGTCGCTTTGTTCCAGAAGGGTTCGCGGTTGCGGAAGGCGCTGGCGTTCACCAACCCGCCCATGTTCAGCGGCGCGCCGGTGATCCGACCCTTTTCGTCGGCAAAAAAGACGGGGGAGAGGTGCCGGTACTCGCGTTGGACGATGGCCTGGGCGGCGGTGGGGGTCCATTGGACCTCGCAGCGGACGCCGCCCTTCTTGGGGTCCTCGCCGGCCCAGTAGAAACGGAGGGGGTGCCCGCTGGCGGCGCCGTCTTCGTGGTTGTAATCGAACCAGGGGCGGTCGCCCCGGGCTAAAGCCTGTAGCAAGGAGGCTTCGAGGGTTTGCGCGGTGGCTTCATCCACCACGAGGGTGACCTGGACCGGCTGGCCGTCGCGCAGGGGGGTGATGGTTTGGCGGCCCGGCGGCATGTATTGGATGTCGCTGGGGGCCGAGCCATCCGCGGCCACCTCGAGGGCGGCGGGACGTCCATCATAGCGGGCGAGGATCGGCTCCGGCATCGGGCGTCATGTTGCCATAAATCCCGCAGTGAAACCGGGCGGGTCAGGCGGTCCAGCGCAGGACCTCGATCCGCGCGCGTTCGAGCAGGCGGGCGGCGAGTTCCTCCCGCGGCGGCAGCGCCGCGGGGTCCGGCTCTTGCGTCACGGCCGTGCGCAGGAGGTAATGCACGCGAATGCGGCCGTCCGGCAGGGCTGCCGCCAGCCAGCCGCTGCCGAAATCGCGCGGCACCAAGAAGAGCTGGACGCCCAGCTCATGCTCGAGGGTGTCCGCCGTGCGCCCGTGCGCCTCGGCGCTCAGTGGAATGGTGAGGGCGCGGGCGCGCTTGGGCGTGATGGCGCCGCCAAAGACTTTTTGGCGGATGGCCGGATGCGCGATGCCGACCACCACGGTCTGCGCGTTTTCGAGGCGCGGGGATTGCACGCTGTGCGCGACCTCGCGCCAGAAGTGCGTGCGCGCGCCGCCGCGCGCATTCGGCGTTTGGTCGCGCGCCAGGAAATGGGTGCGCAGCCGCTGGCGCAGCTCGCGGCCGAGCACGGCCAGCAGGCCCGGGAGCCGGCCCAGGGCGCGGGCGCGCTCGGTCCACAGGCGCCAGGAGGCTTCGGAGAAATGCAGGGTGATCATGCGGCCGGGTCGCCGGGGGCGGGGAGGCGCCGGCGGCGGAACCCCTCGAGGGCGCCATTCACGCAGGCCGCGCCCAGGGCGCGTTCCAGCGCTTCGCTGACGGCTTCCGGGTGGAGCAAGGGGGCCAGCTCGGAGGGGACGTTGCGGCGCGCGCGCTCGAGCAGTTCGAGGAATTCAGCATCGCTGACCTTCGGGTCCTGCGCGGCCTCGACCAGGCGGGCCAGCCAGGGCCGCGCCCCGCCCAGCCAGGCGGCCTCGATGCCGGTCAAATCCTCGAGCACGTGGTCCGCGAGGGCCTGGTTTTGGATTTGCCGGGCGAAGTACGCCGCTCCGAGCGCGGCGGGGGGCGGGGCCGGGGGGGCGCCCGGGCGGCGGGCCTGGGCGGGGTCCGGCAGGGGGGAGGGCGGGAGGACGGCCGTGGACGGGGGCATGATGACGGGCTGGTCGGGTTCGGGTTGAGGGATGCCGAGTTGTTCGTAGTAGAAATCGCGCGGGATGGGCACGCCGGAGCGGAGCACCACCTCGAAGGTCTCGGCGGTGGCGCGGGTGTCGCGCTCGGCCGGGGCGCGGTCCAGGAAGTACGGGCATTCGCGGCGGTCGCCCCAGTTCAGTTCGCACCAAGAGGGCAGGAGCTGCTCGTTGAGCGTGCTGGCCAGCCAGCGAATGGCGGCCTGCACTATTTCATCCTGCACTTCCTTGTGTACCTCGCCAAGGGCGCGGCTGCCGCTGGCGCCCACGTCGGTGGTAAGCGTCTGGCCCAGGATGGCCACGTCGCAAATGCGGTCCGCCAGTTGCAGCAGCGCCAGTTGGGGGTTTTCCGCGGCGCCGCCGGGCGCGGCGTGGAGGGTGAGGCTGGTGCCCTCGGGCATCACGGCCCAGCCGGCCGAGCCCATGCGCTCGAGCATTTGTTCGAGCACGGGGCGCAGGTCGGGCCGGGCGGGGTCGTATGTGGCCCAGCGGATCGGCACGCCGAAGAGCTGGGCGTAATTGACCAGCCACTGGCCGGAGAAGTTCGAGACGCACCACCACCAGGCGAGCTGGCGCAGGCGCGCGGCCGCGGCGGCGTGGGCGGTGCGGGCCTTGCAGACGGCCAAGATGAATTTGCGCGGGGGGAAGGGCAGCCAGTCTTGGGGCGCGGGCCCGAGCGCCTGGCTGCGGGGGAGCACCTCGCTGGCGCGCAGCATGAGGCGGTCGCCCTCGGGGCGGTCCTCGCTGGGCCAGCCATAGTAGCGCGGGTGGACCCAGTGCGTGCAGCGCGGGGCGATGAAGGCGCCCTCGGCGGTGTCCCGCAGCTCCCAGTCCACCTCGAGCACGCTCACGCCCTTGCCCCAGGCGTCCATCAGGGCATCGAGCGTGCCCTCCCAGCCCAACTCGTCCAGGTCGGGCGCGGGCCGCATGGACCAGATGGCGTCGCCGAGCATGCGCGCGCGCCGCAGGGCCTCCGCGGAGGGCCGGCTGCCGAGCGGCGCCCAGGCTTGGAGGGTCCAGTCGTGGCGTTTGACCGCGGCGCGCACCTTGGCCAGGTTGACCGACAAGCGCGGCCAGGTGTCTTCCATGACATCGAACAGCCGCCAGACCTGCAGCAGGTCGCCGGAGAGCGCGCCGCGCAGGGTGCTGTAGATTTGCTCGGGGGTGAGGTCGGTCAGGCCGGCGGCCAGCCAGCGGTCGCGCGCGGCGGGCACGACCACGGTCTTGAGGGGGGGTTCGGGCGCAGGGCGGGCGGCGGCGGTCAATGGCCAGGGGTTCCACATGGCTAGTGTCTTTCAGAAAGGCGCTGCGGTTTTGCGCGGTTTGGCCAGGAGCGGCTTTTGCGCGCGGCGAGTGTCCGGATAGCGGCGCCGGGGGTTCCGGGGTTTCCAGGCGGTTTCTGGGCGGAGCGGGGTCATGCGCGGGGGCCGGAGTCAGCGCCAGTACCAGCGAGGGCGGTAACGCGGGGTTTGCAGGGTGATGCCGCCGGCGTCGCGGATGGCGCCTTCGGCGGCCAGGTGCCCGGCCTCGATGGCCAGGGCGAACGACCAGAAATGGTCCGCGTGCCCGGAGGCGTCGGCGGCGGCGGCGATGCTGACCCGGCCGCCCGGGGTGGTGAGGCGCTCGGGTTTGCGGAGGTCTTCGCGCAAGAGTTCGTCCACGGGGTGTTTGATGCGGCGGTCTTCGTAGGCGGCGAGCAGTTCCGTGGCCATCGCCTCGGTCACGCGCACGCGGTCGGCGGCGCGGCCGCTGGCGGCCAGGCGGCGGGTGAGGGGCACGCTGGTGGCGAAATTGACGCCCAGGATGCGGCCCCGCCCGAATTGTTCCTGGGCGTATTCGACCAGCCCCAGGCCCAGGCCGGTCATGTCAATGGCCGCGCGATGGAAGCGCGGGGCTTCGCAGACGGCGCGCAGGCGGCGCTGTTGCTCGGGCAGGCGCATCCCGGCGCAGCGCAGCAGGGCGCGGCAGAGCCATTGCCCGCCCAGGCGCTCGAAGACGCTGAGGACGGTGAGGTCGCGGCTCCGGCCCACGTCCACGCCGGCGTAGAGGTCGCCCCGGGCCGCGTGGAGGCGCGCCAGCGCGGCGGCGGACCAGTCCTGTTCGCAGATTTCGCCCACGTCCGGGTCTTCGGCGGCGCCGATCAGCTCGTAGGTGAGCAGCGCCATGCTTTCATCGCTCAGGACGTTCTCGTAATTCTGGTCGTAGGCGCGCTTGTCCAGGGCCAGCTCGCGGGCCTGGTCCGGGGTGATGGGCTCGCGGGTGACCGGATGGTACACCGGCAGGCCCTGGCGCCAGGCGTCGGAGCGGCGGATGTTCGAGACCGGGTACCGGCCGCTGGTGACCATGCGGTAAAACATGTTCTGGCGGCCGTTGCCCGTGCTCATGATCCGGCACAGATACTCCGGGTGCGCCGCCAGGATCGGCTCCGCCGCTTCCCAGATGCGCTGGCTGTCTTCGTGGAAGGCGAATTCGTCGAGGATGAGGTCGCCGGAGAAGCCGCGCGCGGTGCGGGGGTTGGCGGCCAGGACCTTGATGCGCCCCACGCCGCCGCCCACGTGGACGCGCGTCTCGTACACCATGTGCTCGTAGAGGCCGTCGGGGCTGAGGTCCGCGGCCTCATAGGCCTGGCCGAGCAGCTCGCAGATTTCGCCCACTTTGAGGTTGAACTCGGCGCCGTTGTCCTTCGAGTTCGAGAGCACGGTCACCAGCCAGCGGCCATGTTTGGGCACCTGGGTCAGCAGCCGGTCCACCGCCCAGGCCGCGCCGGTGCTGGATTTGCGGCATTGGCGGCCCCAGAACCAGATGGCGACGCCGTGATGACGGTCCGCGAAGGCCTCGCGCTGGTAGGGCAGGAAGCGGATGAGGGCCTCGCGGCCGTCGCGATCCGGGCGGCGGGCTGGGGGAGGCGCGGCGGCAGGCATGGTTTAGGGGGCATTGGGAAGCGAGCACTGAGCATTCAAGGCCGCCTTCGCCCCTCGCTTCTCAATTCTCGCTTCTCGCTTCTCGCTTCTCGCCTCCCGCCCCTCGTCCCTCGCCTCTCGACCCTCGTCCCTCGACTCTCGACTTTCTCCCTCGCTGCCCGTCCGGGCCGCCAGGCCGTGGCGCAGCGCCGCCAGGCCCAACAGGTTCAGGAGAGCGAGCCCCTCGGCGGAGACGCGCCACCAGCCCTGGTCGCCGCCGAAGAGGTAGAGCAGGCCGAGCGCGGCGATGAGGTAAGTCTTGCGGCCGCGCAGGCGCGCGCCCAGCGCGGCGGCCAGGGGGGCCAGGGGCAGGGCGTGTTTCATGGGTCAGGGGGCGGCGCCGAAGAGCCGTTTGCGCACTTCGGCCAGCTTGGCCGATTCGTCCAGCGTGGGGTCGGCGGCGATGGCGCGCAGCGCGGCCAGGTGTTTGAGGCACGCCTCGGCCGCGTTGAACTCGAATTCCTCACGGGCGCGGCGTTCGGATTCATCGGCGATCTGCGTGCGGGCCACCTGGACCACGCCGCGGCGGTCGCCCTCGAGGGCCGCCTCGGCCAGGCTGAAGGCCAGCACGGCGGCGCGCAGGTCTTCCGGGCTGGTGGCCGGATAGCGGCTTTTGAACCAGTCCTCGAATTGCTCGACGCGCCGGTTGCGTTCCTCGAGCTTGTGCTGGGTCCACCACCAGTCGCGGAAGGTGGTGACCTGGCTGTCGGAGCTGAGGTGGATGCCGTGCTCCTGGGCGAGGCGGGCGCGCCAGTCGCGGGCGCTGAGCTCGTTGGTGAGCTCGAAGAGGCGGGCCAGCACGTCGCGGGGCAGGGCCCGGAGTTGCTGCATCGAGGGCGAGGGGCGCCGGTGCGGGGCGGGCTTGCGCGGGGCGCGCAGCAACTGCGTGCGCGTGTACGCGCGTTTTTTGGGGATGCTCAGGCGCAGTTTCATGGCTCAGGGGGCGGCCAGGTCGGCCAGGGCCGCCGCGCCGGCCGGGGTGAGGGCCCAGCGCACGCGCCCGGTGGGGCCGCGGGCGCCGGCGGTCCAGCGGCGGCGCTCGGCCAGGTCGCGCGCCTGCTCGAACTCGCTGAGCAGGGCCTGGGGCTGGCCGCGATTGGCAAGGCGCAGGTTCATGGCATGGTGCAGCAGGCCTTCGCTCATGGCCGTGGGTTGCGCCGCGGCCAGGCTATCGAGCAGGGCGAGCAGGAGGTGTTCGGCGCGCTCTTCGTGCATGGCTTATCCGGCGTCATCCGAGTAGCCGCCCCGGTGCCGGGCGTCCATCTGGCCCTGCATCCGGCCCAGGGCGCGGATCAGTTGCTGCGTATCCGCCCGCACGCCGGCGATTTCCTGCCGCAGCTCGAGGCGCAGGGCGTCCAGTTTTTGGGGCAGGCCGCTCTCGAGCGCGTCCAGGCGCGCGCGGTGCCGCCCCAGCTCGTCCTGGGCGGTCTGGAGGCGCGTGCCGATTTCCTGCCGCAGGAGGCCGCAGGTTTCGCTCGTCACATAGGTCTCGGCCCGCTGCACTTCCCGTTTCTGCGTGCGGCGCGCGGTCAGCCAGGTGGTCAGCGGCCCGGCGGCCAGACTGACCACGATCACCGCCACGATCCAAGCATTGTGCAGCCAGGTGGGGTCCACCTGGCCGGCCTGGGCAAGGAGGGGTCCGGTCATGGATGCAGGCCGCCCGCGGCGGCTCCGCGCCAGTGTAGCAGACCCAAGAGGGTGAAAGTGCGGCGAGGGGGCGTGGGGGCGTAGGGGCGAGAGTCGAGGGGCGAGCGTCGAGAGTCGAGGGGCGAGGGGCGGGGGGCGAGAAGCGTGAAGCGTGAAGCGAGAAGCGTGAATTGAGAATTGAGGGGCGAGGGCGGCCGCAGAGGCGGCGGCTGCGCCTGAAGATGGCCCCGAAAAGGGCGTCGGGCGCACTCAGTGCGATCGAGGCCAAGTCACGCCAGTTCTAGCCAAAATGCACTTTTGCAGCTAGTGGCGTGCCAGAAAAAGGCCGAGAGTCGAGAGGCGAGGGGCGGGGGCGAGAAGCGTGAAGCGTGAATTGAGAATTGAGGGGCGAGGGCGGCCGCAGAGGCGGCGGCTGCGCCTGAAGATGGCCCCGAAAAGGGCGTCGGGCGCACTCAGTGCGATCGAGGCCAAGTCACGCCAGTTCTAGCCA